GGACATCCCGTTCATGGGCGACGATCAGAACCCTGTGTACTACAAGCTCGGCGACTACTTCCCTGTCGCGTCGATGACCAAAGGCTTGCCGAATGGGTTTATGGGCCAGTCATGGTTCCCAAGCATGATCACCCCCAGCGGACCGTTCGTGTCTGTGATTGCCAGCACTGTGCTCGGCGTAGACACATTCACAGGCAAGTCCATCCACCAGCCGACTGACACAGGCTGGGAAAAGCTGTGGAACTCGACCAAGGCAGGCTACGACATCTTCACGCCACCTGCAATCAGCAGCAAGCAGATCGGTCGCGCCACCGACTTCTTCGAGGGCAAAGAAGGCATCACAGGCGCTCCGCCTTCCGGCTTAGTGCTGGCCCGTTCTTTCGGCCTCAAGTTGTATGATTACAACGTAACAGAAGAGGAAACCAAGCAAGAGCTTAACGCTGAGCGCGTACAGCGTGAGTTCAAAGCTGCAATGACCAAGGCCAAGCGCGACGAGTACCGCAAGGGCTACCCAGACTATGAGGCTCTGGATAAAGAACTCGAAGACCTGCAAGAACGCATGGAAAAAGAGATGGCTAAAAAACGTGGAGAAGAGTGATGGCAACCAAAGATTCTCGGCTGACACGCGCAGGCGTGTCGGGCTACAACAAGCCCAAGGCAACCCCTAGCCACCCCACCAAGAGTCACGTCGTCGTGGCCAAGTCCGGCGATCAGGTCAAGACGATTCGTTTTGGCCAGCAAGGAGTGCAGGGGTCGCCAGACGGCTCCAAGCGCAACGAGGCGTTCAAAGCCCGCCATGCGGGCAACATCGCCAAAGGCAAAATGTCTGCCGCGTATTGGGCAGATAAGGTAAAGTGGTGATCATGGCTACCAAGTCCAAATCTACCGTCAACGCTGCTGGCAACTACACCAAGCCCACACTTCGCAAGAAGATCGTGTCACAGGTCAAAGCCGCAGCTACCCAAGGCACTGGTGCAGGCGAATGGTCGGCCCGCAAAGCACAGCTCGTAGCCAAGAAATACAAGGCCGCTGGCGGGGGGTACAGAGATTGAAAGCCCCTCAGAAATCCCTCAAAGAGTGGACTGACCAGAAGTGGCGCACAAAGTCTGGCAAGCCGTCGTCTAAGACCGGCGAGCGCTATTTGCCTGAAGCCGCCATAAAATCACTGAGTCCTGCCGAGTATGCGGCAACGACCAAGGCCAAGCGCGAAGGCAAAGCGCAGGGCAAACAGTTTGTAGCGCAACCCAAAAAGATCGCTGCGAAAACCGCGAAGTACCGCTAACCCCCAACTGGAGAATCTCATGAAGTCCATGCCAATGCGCGGTCAACGCACCGCAACAAACAAAGCCAAGGCTAACCCCTTCGGCAAAGGCGAGTCCAAGATGATGGAAGCCAAAGAGAAGAAGATGGCTGGCGGTGTCAAAGCCTACGCCGCCATGGAAAAGAAGTACGAGGGGAAGAAGTCCACCTCGAAAATGAAGTGAGGCCAACATGAAAAAGACAATCATGTTCAAGCCCTGCAAGGGCTGCCCCACTCCAGCCAAGTGCGCCAAAGCTGGTGCATGTGCCATGAAGGCTAAGGCGAAAAAGTAATGCCGTTCAAGTCAAAGGCTCAGGCCAACTTGATGCGAGGCGCTATGCACGATCCTACCTTTGCAAAGAAGGTAGGCGTCAGCAAGAAGGTTGCCACGAAGTTCGTTCGTGAAGACCAGAAGGCCAAGGGCGTAAAGCCCAAGGCCAAGAAGTAATCACTTCATCCGGGCCGACTTGGTCCGGGCAAAGGAGCGGTTTTCAGACTTGGGCACTGCACGCAGATTGCCTGATCCGTTGCCGCCGCCTTTGACAATAGGCGTCTTGTGGTCAACGTCTTTGCCGTCACCCTTGGACACCACACCCTTCTTCTCCATCTCGGAACGGGCAGCGTTGCGTTTCGCACGGTTGGCGATTTGCTCTGGCTTGCCTTGGTAGTTGGCATATTCCTGTTTGTAGTTGCGTGGCATGGTTGTTCCTCAGTAAAGGTTGTTCAGCACTGGAGGGCGGTAGTTCGGCCCCTTCGCTATTTTCCCATGTTCGTTGAACACAGGCTCGCCGTTTTCGTTGTACTTTGACCAGTTGCTGCGGTTCACGGCATCGACCCCATCGGTCATCTTCATGCCAGCGTCTGCCCGCTCTTAAGTCGGTCAGCCAGCAGCTTGAGCTCGTAGCGCAGGTTGTTCCATGTGCCGTTGAACTGCACGCAGTCCAGCATCTCCACGAACTCTTCCACGTGGCATCCCAGCTGAATGTCCAGTTCCCGGGCGGTGGGGTCAGGACGACCCCTACGGTGCCACAACTCGATCGAATCAATACTCATCGTCGTCCTCTTCCATGTGTTCCTGCAACAGCTGCAGTTTTGCTATATCTAGACAACCCAGCGCAGTGGGCAGTAACATTGACTCGTCGTATTTGTGGACAACAGCCAATATCTCATCCACAAGCCCTTGAGCCAGCTCGCTCATGTAGTTCATGCTGCAGCTCCCAAAACAGCCAGTGCAATCTTACTCTGTGCGCGGGCTGTGGTGCCCGTCAGGCTGTCTACGAACCGTGGGTGGTTCAGGTTCACGATCATGCATTGCATCTGGCCCGGGGCGTGCTTGGGGCAGCCCTTGAACATCGTGACGCGGTCACGGCGGCGCAGCAATGCGTTCTCGTTCTCCAGCTCCCGCTCGATGCGGTCCAAGCCATCACGCTTGATCTTGAGCCATGAGCGCAGCTTCTCAGCGTTGATCGCCACTTGGCTCCCCGGCATGATGGGATTCTTGTCGTCATAGACGATCTTGACCCGCGCCACGGCGCGTTCTGGTGCTGGCAGTGTGACCTGCTCAACGCCTGATCCATACTTCTCTTTGCACTCGACCAGCTGGTCGTTGTGCTCTGCAAGGAACTGGCCCACGATGTCGAACACATCGGTCTTGTGGTCAATGGTGAACTGGCGTGTTTTCTTGATGTGTGCGATCAGGTGGTCGATGGTGCCCTGCACATCGAACGGGAACAGGCCCATGGTCTGGCCAATCCGTCCCATACCCCACGCAGCAATGATGGCCGTGCGATAGAAGCGCTCCTGCGGCTCGAACACAAAGTTGAACGTCTTCATGAACGATGCCTCGGCCCACTTCCACACAGCCTCTGGACCGCCCTTGTCGATCACCACCTGCACCAGCTCTGGGAAAGCCCAGCCGTTGTTCTTGGCCATGATGTCGAAGAACTCATAGCCATCGCTCTTGCCGTCTTCACGGGTCTCGATGAACGTGCGGTCATGTTGTGGCAACTCCAAGCATCGGGCTTTGAGCGGCTCGTTGCCAGCCTGTGCACCCTCGAACTTCTGCCACAGCGAGATGTTGGTTGTCATCAGTGTGGGGCCATCCCACGACGCAGGGTCTCGCAAATCGCGATCTTTGGTCATGGACACCTTCTCGCGGCCCATGCTCAGCTGATACGTCATGTCAGCGATGTCTTTGTCGTCAGCTGCAGTCATCTCGTCGATGCAGCATGGCAAGCTGTTGAGCACACCGCGCTGCTTGTACAGGGCGTTGGCCGTGTCCTTCTGGCTCAGGAACAGTTGCTTGGGTGTGCCGATGAGGCTGTTGGCGGCAATCAGTGACAGGGTCTTGCCCGTGGTCGTCTCTGTTGAGTAGATGGACACCACGACGGTGCCGTTACCAGCCACAGGCCCGAGGATGCCAGTCAATGCCAGCAGCACAGCGGAGCGTATCGTCTCTGAACCCGGACGGTTGAGCATGTCCATGCCGCGAATCCACTCGTCGCGAGAGCCGTGTGGGCCGATCAAATTCTCGAATGCCTTCGCTGGACCACGCAAGCGCGTGTCGATGTTGTCGTGCTGTGCGCCAAGCAGTGTCGGGCCACACATGAACGAGCTATCATCTTGCCAGCCGAAGCTCACGTAGTCCTGCCCAGTTGGTGTCTGCTGCTGCACCATCGTTAAGTAATCCATTAAAAATCCCCGTACTTTTTCTTGTTGGCCAATGTTCTTGACGTAAATCTGGCGGTTGAGCAAGAACGCGCTGAAGTCTTTGCCTACTGAAGCCAGCACCGACATGTCATGAGGCTTTTCTTTCCAGCCAGTCATCGGGTACTTGACCATCAGCTTGAATGCTGACTTGCCGCTCTCGTCGTCGTTGTACACACCCGTGATGTGCATCTCATACTGGCTCACGTGGTCGAACTCAACCACATCTTGCGCCACGGTGTTGCCGTTGGCATCGGTCGTCGTGACCTCTGTCTTGACCTCGCGGTAAATCTGTCCGTTCTGCACCACGTAGCCCTTGGGCAGCGTCAGCACGATCTCTTCGCCAGCCTCAGTCTCGACAGCCACCTCGGTCGCCACGGACAACTGCGCTGGGCTTGTGATCTTTCCACGACTCGGGCATCCCTCACAGCCCTTGGAGCACAGCTGCTCGAACTTCGCGCAGGTTGTTGGCCCTGTACCTTTCCAACCGTTGATCTTGTCGAGGTTGGTGTCGAGGTCAAAGTCTTTGTGTAGCCCAGCCAACTTTACGATGGCTTCCTTTGGGTCCGTGCAGTGCTTGGCAAGGCCCAGTGACGCACGCCACAGCGGCTCTTCTACAGGTCGACCAGCGGCATCAAGCACACCACCAGAAGAAACAAGAGCTCCCACTTGGTTACAACGAGATGCCACGGCATCGAGGACGACATCATTGGTGTTGAGTACTGCGTCGAGGATGGATGACTTGGGCTTGCCTGCACGTGGCGTGAGCGCAGTGGATGATAGTTTGGCACTCTTGCCGAACCACGGCTTGAGCGTGCCGAAGAGCGCAACTGCATCGAAGTCTGCGCTGTCCGCAACACACCGGACATCTTTCCATGGCTGCTGCTTTTTGTGGTGCGTACCAACGGGGCGAAGCACCATGGATGGGTCGTGAATCTTTGAGGTGTCAATTTCAACTCCGTGCTCTTCTAGCGCAACGCGCAGCGCTGTGGATGCTTTGACCCAATGCGCTTTGCTGATTGGTGCAGTGAGTGGCCAGTACAGGTGGATGCCGTTACCGGACGAGATAATCATGGGTGGCGGCATACCGATCTTCGTCAGTGCCTCCTTCATCACAGTCCAGCCCTCTTTCTGAGTGGCATACGGTTTGTCTGGGCCGATGTCGAGGTCAAGGGCCAATGCCTTGAACCATGTTGCGTGTTCTTGTTTGCGGTACCACTTCTGCTTGCCGTCATCGTCATAGCCGTGGCCTGCAAATGCACCCACGCCGAAGTAGACCGTGGTGTTGGGCTCTGAGTCCCACTGAGAGATAGCTGCTACAGCCGCGTCGATGTCCGTAAACGAGCCCCTGTTCCAGAAAAAACCACGGGCAACTTTGCCGCTTGGGTCTGGCTTGTGGACGCTGATAACGAGTTCGTCGAGCTGGGCAAATACGCGAGTAAGAAAGTGTTTGGTGTCCAAGACATGCCCCTAGATGAAAAACCCCGGCCTCAGCCGGGGGGTTTGTTTTTCGAGGATTCTATTACTCGTCGAACAGGCTGTCGAGTTTAGCAGCCAATTCATCCGAGGCTTTTACTGGGGCAACCGAAGGCTTGGCCTTTGGCGTAGCAGCAACCACAGGTGCTGGAGCAGCGGCAGCCTCTTCCTCGTAGGCATCATCCACAGCAGGAGCGGCGATCGCAGTCTGAGCCTTGGGGGCAGCCAGTGCTGGGCCTGCAGCAGTAGGAGCCATCTGACGAGTAGCCACTTTAACAGGGTCACTTGTCAACAGGTTGTCCACACGCTCAATGGCCTTCTCTGGCACATAGCCCTTCTGCTTGAAGGTGATCTTGGGGAAGCTGGCTGCGTCGTCGAAGCCCAGCTCAGTCACGACTTCTTCAGGTCCGATGCCGTAGTTGCCCAGTTCCTTGAAGTATTCGCGCAGAGCTTTCATGCCGCTGACAGGAACCGTGAGGCTGTAGACCTTGGTGGGGTCAGCAGCAGCCACAACGGCGAGGTGACGCTGGTCAGCGCACATCTTGGACTTGGCACCCGAGGGCAGAATCTTGGAGCCCAGCACGTTGTTGGGGCAGTCAGCGCAGCTGGCGTGCACAGGAGCGTCAATGCTTGCGTCAGCCTTCAGGCCATCGTTGGACCAGCAGTCAGGGCGGACATTCTCAGCAGATGCGTCGAAGGCTTTGGCATAGAACACTTTGGAGACGCGGGGGTTGGCACCCACGATGATGGTGTCCAGCGTCACGCCCACGGTGGTCTCAACGCCTTCTTCGTTCAGGCGATAGCGACCAGCACGGATGCTGATACGCGGAATGCTCACGCCATCAGAGACGATGGCAGAAGCCACGGAAGACTTGGTGCCAGCTTGTTGGCGGGCTGCGATACGCGCTGCGATGTGCGCTGGGACGTTTGCGATCATGTTGCTCATTTAGTTACTCCTTGGATTGCGCTTTGCGCATGTTGAACACTTTTGTCGATGAGAAATTTACCCCGGGTGGAGGTGCGCCGTTGGCCTCGATGTAACTCTTGACCCCCGTCTTTGATGCTCGGCTCTCAACCATGTCCCAAGCATCGTGCTCTTTGCAAAAGCTGAAGAACTCTTCACGAGAACCAACTGTTGCGGTGTGATGGGTAGACCAGTAGGCCGTACCGTGCGGAGTCTTGACTGTCTCCAGTCCGTCTTCCTGTGCTTTCGCTGTCATCCAGTTTTCAAGGGCCACCAGCTTTTCTGTGAGCTTGCCCTTGATCGTCTTGTGCTCGCGTTCGAGATCGTCAATCTCTTTGCGAACCTGCAGATACCGCTCTGCGGCAATGTCGTAGTTCATTCAGTTACCTCGTTTCTTACTCGTCACTGTTGATGCCTTGCACCAAATTCAAAAACTCCGCCAGTGTGTTTTTCTTTGCGCGGAGTCGGCGGTATAACTCTGCTTCAAAGCCGGTGGCCCAGATGTGCCACACAGTCGTTTTGCCAGTTGTCGTCAACCGGCGAATCCTTGCATTGGCCTGCTCGTATTGCTCAAGTGAATAAATAGGCGCAAACCAAATGATGTCCTTCGCACGTGTCAGTGTCAAACCGTGTGCAGCAACCTTGGGGTGG